CACACACCTCAGATATACTGAAAATATGATTCACTCTACTGTTAGAGTCACTCCTAGCCGTAAGCGTAGAAGATTGAACGCCAGAATAGACTACGTTTAGTAGTCCAGCCTCTGGGGGCTTTGCCTGAAAAGACGACCTCTAGCCATCGTTTCTGATCCTTGGAGAACCACCCCTCCTCGGGTACAGGATAGCACGTTTGATAGAAGTCCATGAATTCACAAAAGACTTTATCCCACATAGCGCCGCCTATCCACAGGCCAATGAGTCTAGTAAAAGATACTTCTAACGTATACACGCTTGACTCAGGATAGAGTGCGAGCTTGAACCACTCACTGGTGTCGCGATGAACGCGACCATCACGATACTTCGTACCTAAAAGTTTGAAATCCGAAGGATTTGTGCTCTTGTCACACTTTTCAGGTTTGATGATCATTCCAGTTGGCTCACAGTCTATTTTTGCAATTTCCAGATCGAACTGGTCATTGCCTCTGAACGCACTGTCGTCGCCCAGAACCCTCAGGTTTCGGATCTCTACTTGCTGGCAGTCTGCAAGATAATCGATAAGTATGTGGTTCACTACTGAATCAATCATCTGCGTCCACCAAGATCCGGAAGGTACACCCCGGTATTTTCGGAACATTCGTCCGTCCGGCATAAGAATGGGCGTATTAATAAAATACCACACCATACCATCCCATACGTTTCGCCACTTCTGTGATTCCACCTTATCAACAGGTTTTCCCTGAAAGGTAGTCCATTCAATGTTCTGTCTCAGAATATCAAATGCAACACGAATTAGCCACGCTGGTACTTTTGTGTCAAAAGACGAAAAGTCGATGCCATATAGCGTTTCCCCTTCCCTTAGTTTGCAACACCATTCGGTGTAAAGGCGTTGCGCACTTTTTCCATTTAGCATTGGTGAGTTGGGATCGTTCATAAAGTCACGATACATCAAAGGGGCGTAGAACCCTTCGACTGTCAACACCTCTGCTGGATATACCCAAACCAGGCGCGTTTTAGGCTCATCAATCTCTGACATGCCTCCACGCTGTCCTGCAAGACACGGAGGGAACCGCATCCTCGAAGGGTTGAAACTTCTCTTTCCATCCTGTTTCATTCTGTGTCCTAGCCATCTTGCTTCATGGTAGATCTCTTCCATGCAGTCGCCTTTCTTAGCACCCATGAAAGTCGAGCCTGCTGACGTGTCACGTCTCAAGAATTGACCTACTTCATGCCAATCAAGCGGTTCACGCTTGTAAGGCAATTTGAAAGCCTTCTTTGCTTTGGCGATGGAACGCCGCATTGAAGATTGTTGTGATGACGACAGACTACGGAATGTGTTTTTCTCACCAGCAAACTTCGCTAACGAAGTGTACATACCCACGTTACCTTGTGGGCGGCGAGTGAAACCACGGATGTCCTCGTAGATGTCTCGATCGAATAACTTTAGGCTCTCTCTCACCTGAGGATCGGTGTTAGAGTTAGAGCTGTAGGTTGAGTACCCCCCATACTTAGCGATTTCACGTAAGTTGGGGTCCTCGAAGTGAAGAGGGATTACATCTTCGGAAGTGGTTGACCCCGTCTTTGCTGGACGGAGGTGGAGTGCGTCAACTAAATGAGACCCCTTTCCTAAGATGTAGTGGTTGGTTGGTTCTAGAGTGAAATCTTCCATTTCGGCTTAATCTCAACAGATCGTGGCA